GCTTCAAAAGATGAAACACCCAATTCTTTTCGTGTATCAGCTACAGCATTTGCAAGTAAAGTAGCTACTGCAACACCAGCGGCAACTACACCTACAAACTTACCACCCACAGGAACCATATCCTTAAATTTATTATATGTTCCTGATATTTGTTCAAACTGAGCTTCGAGTGGTTTTAAAGCTTCTTTTGTAACATTCCTAAATGCTAAAGAGGCTTTATTTAATCTTACTTGACCTTTTAAACTCTCTTTATTAGCTTTAGTTCGACTATTCTCAAATTTATCCGTTGCTACTGCTAATGCAGTTACATTGCCTGTTAATTTTGAGAATTTATTAGCTATACTTTCTGCGAAACCATCACTTGCCTCCAATGCTTTTTCAATTTCAGCACCTAAGTTTTTTGCGGCTTCTAAATCTTTTTTAGAGGTTATAGCCATATATTACACCTTTGTTTATTTAATATACTAGAAATTTATTAACTACCAAAATGCTTTTTTCTCAGATTTTCCAATTCTTCTTTTTCTTTTGGACTCATCCCTTTAAGTTTCTTTTCCATAGCCTTACCATTAGCAATAGCTTTGTTAATTAAACTTCCAAGTTCAGGGTCTTTCTTTGATAAATCTTTTAAAACTTTAGAAGACTTTTTCTTAGCGATTACAGTAAATACTTTCTCTATGAACTTATTTACTATATCTTCATTTATATAATTGTACTTCGGCATTTAAATCTCCTGTTGAATACAACGAGTCAATAATAAATATAAAAGTTTGTAAATTTTACTTACGAGAAGAATTTTTAGATTTATTTAGATTTAAACGTAGGTCTACTTATTTGTTTAGAAACCTTTTTCTGTTCCTTTTCAATATAGTCTTTTTCATCTTGGTATTGTTTACCAAGTCGTTCAATATAAAATTTTCTTAGATAAGTAGGTAAGTTATATACCTCATTAAATGTAAATCCACCCTTACTATAGTAGATTAACTGAAATACTTGTTCGTGTATTTTAGGTTTATCTTCAGCTGTCAGGCCAAAAAAACTGGACCGTCATAGGGACGGTCACCTCACTTTCCTCACCACTTTCTTCTGTATACGTAGTTGTCATTTCTATATCTGGTGTTATTGATGTGAGGTATTTTCTAAATTCTAGTGAATCTACTGATAAAAATTCTTTATCAACAAAATTATTTACGTATGTCCTATTATCATTACCATCAATCGACAGTAACATATGCTTTAGTCTCGTAGTAAAATCACTTTGAACACCACCAGTATTTACTTTTCTCAAAGATTTCAGTTGTGTATCAATTTGTTTTTCTTTACCTTGTGTTAGTAACTTAAACGTTATTGTACGTTTTGTATTAGGAAGTTCAAAACTAAATTCATTTACACCTTTTGTAAATTTTGAAAAATCAACTTCTTTATCTTTCAAAGTTGTAAGGTCAACAGTTATAGTTTGAGTTTGTCCAACTTCATCTACAAATTCAATAGGATATTCCTTACCATAAGCTAAAATCCTAGCAGCGACAATTAGACCATTTTTATCACCTAGTAATAGGTCATCAACTTTTATTTTTTTATCAACTAAAAGTGATTCAATTAATTTATCTAGAACCATACCACTTCTTATTAAATTTGGTGAAGTTAAAATATCCTCATCTTTAGCTGTCATGTACTTCATCTCCACTTCACCTTTGGATAGTGGACTATTTTCTGGATAAAAATATCCTTTGGATGGTAGAGTTACCATTTCCGTAGGAAACTTATTCTCGGGCATAATATACTCCTATATTAATTGTAGTTAGAAAAAAAACCTTTTATATAAATATAACTAAATTATTTCAAATAAAAATTTTACTTTGTCGGTGTAAGTTTCTCTTTAATTGGTTTCAGAATCATATCAAATACGATATCGTCATATTTAGTCGGCGTAAGTTTTACAATTTTCTCTGCTGCATATACCGCAACTAAAATATATTCCCAATTTGCTGCTACCCAATCTGTCATTTTTGTTCTCCTCTATATTAGAATTGTAGGATTGCGTAATCATAACGCATTGTTATTTCAAGGTCTGCTGGATCACTTGAAGCATAATCCAAATCATTAAAATTAACATCCTGACACCAGGCCCCTTTTAATACCCACTCTTCAACTATATCACCTACAGGACCAAGTAAATTAAAAGTAACATCTTTCTTATAAAAATCTGTGTAACCGTCTCTACCAGTTACTGACTCATGTGACAACCTAACCCATTCCATAGCTGCTTGTGCTGCACTTGGAACAATAGGGTCATAAAGTGTAACAGCTAATGGTTGCCATTCGCCCTTACCTTTAACATAACGTTTCACATTAATATGGTCTAATACAATTTCTTCAAATGTAATTTGGGGTCTATTAGCTGTCTTAATAAGATATGCTGGAATTCCTTCTATGTACATGATGAACCGATTCTTAGTTTTCGGTTCAAATGGTGTGAACATAATCTCCGAAGGGTCAAGTAGATCTGGCATTTAAGTTCTCCTATTAATAATATTTTTCATTCAATTATAAATATCAATCTTCATAAAAAAATTAGATTTTACAAAAACCCTTTTCTTTGTAGTTTTTTAGAAGTTTTTTATATAAAAAAAAGTCCCCCAACCTGGAGGACTTTTCTTTTTCTTATAATGTAAAACGTTACTATTCTGGAAAGGATGCTCCCGTAGGTAGTATCACAAAGTCCAAAACAATAAACTCTGCTGTTCTTGTTGGTTGTAAGAATATCTGACCAACAAGACGATTTCTGTCTATCACGTCTGGTGTGTTATTGGTATCATCCATAACAACTCTAAACGATGACAAGCCACTATTCTGTTGTACTGACTCCAAGAAAGGATTCACAACGTTTAAGAAACGATTCCTTGTAGCTACCGTGTTCTGTTCAAACACTAAGTACCTTGAAGAACTTGCAATGAATTTCTTCAGTGCAATTAACAATCTACGTACATTCACTCTGTCAAGTGCCGAGGGTTTACCTTGTAAGGTTTTCTGTCCCCAAACACAAACACCTTGACCAGGGAATGATGCTATAGGATTGATTCTATCTTCATAGAGGTCATCTCTTTCAGCGTGTGTCAATCTTGTTTTAGCTTCTAACACCTGAGTAAGTCCACCACGATTCAGACCAGCTGGTGCGAACCATTCGTGAGCTACTTTGTCTGTAAAAGCTATAACACTCGGTAAAACAACTGAGGGTGGAACCCAAACGGGTCTGTTCTGAGCTTCGTCAAGAACCTTCACCCAAGGATAATAAGTTGCAGCGTAGTTAGTATCCAATGTCTTAATAGTATTGATTGTCGTAGCTATTGAATCACCATAGGCTGCACTATCCATAATATAGAAAGCATCTGCTCTATCTTCAATCTTAGATATAGCGTGATTTGTTGTAGTTGAATGTAATCTATGATTAACACCAGGTGTCACCAGTAGATTAATATCAAACTCATCAGGATTACTCACAGCATTGATAGCTCTTTTGTAAGCTATCGAACCACTTGAATTTGAATTCGTGTGGTCAAACCCCTGTTGGTTAGCTGCTGTAATATCCGTTCCTGTCAATTTAGGAACTGCTGGATTTTCACCATCAAATCCCCATTGAAAAGGAAGCTGGAACTTTCTCTGTTGAATAGCTGAACCTGAAAGTGTTACCGTATGAGTAGCACTTGCGTATGTAGAACCTAATGTTGATGCATCAGCGTGTCCATACATATCTTCCAAACTCATAGTTACATTAGCTCCATTATTAGCTGTCGCTACAATAGGTGCTAAATACTGAAGTGTGTCATCATGTGCAAAGTTGATTCCAAAAAATACATTTTGGTCAAAATCACCAACAGCGTTCGTCTGTTCTATTTTAAACGAAGCTGTCGGAACTCCTGTCGTACCAGGTATGGGATTATATACTTTATTATGTCCCATAGGTACAACCGTCTTTGGATATGATTGGTCATCTATACCAGTTAGATAATCTCCAACTCTAATATGTTTACTCAAGTTAGGATACTGTCCTTTATAAGTAAGTTTACCACTACTATCAATTTCAACGAACCTATCCCCAATAACTCTTGCAAAGTAATTTGGATTATTCGGATCAAATGTCAATCCATCCCATTGTTCTAAAACAGTACCATCTTCGGCTCTGTCAGGTGAATTACCAGGATTGTGTGACCTGAGTTGTAATGTGAATGTACCATAATCAGAACCAGCTACTGCACTGGCTGCTTTAACATTCAATATAGCTGCTCTATACCAAAAGTTAACATTACTTCCGTGTGACCTTGTATAAATTCTAAACAAACTGTATCGGGCTCCCGAAATCAGTTGTGATTGTATATAAGGTGTACGGGCTACTGAATAACTTGAATTACCTGTCCAAGTATTTGCTGATCCTTTATCATCAAAGGTTTGTGTACCTGTCTTTAGAGCTATACCATTATTGGTTGCTGTAACAGAAGCTGAACCATATGCACCACCAGCACTATACAGACCACTTGATTGTGCTCTCTTATAGTTCTTGTACAGATAAACAGGACACGTTGTTGTTCCTGATTTCTGTGCAAGTGGGTCACTTGGTATAACTTCATCAATGTATTTCGCACTTGAAGTATTAAAAGAACATGCTGCTGTAAATGTAGTTATATCACTACCACTTACAGTTAATGTAAAAGCATTCCAGTCTCCCGAGATCGTAGTTGTATCTAAATTACCTGTACCACTTGAACCTCTTGATGGAGCTAACACAGCGAGTGAACCTGTTTTTACTGTATTACCCCCCATTGAACGTCCTGCTACTAAGTTTGTTGTAACTTTAAGTTCAACTGAATCAGCAGCATAACCACCGAGTCCTAATACTCTAATAACTGTAACAGTTCCAGCACTTCTTAAATACTGCTGGACTGTATATGGTGTATAAAATCTACTGTCTACACCGCCGAACACTTCTTCAAACTCTTGGAAATTGCGTACAATTGATGGAGTAAAAGCAGGACCTTTTACAGTCGGTCCGATTATAGCTGCTCCGATTTCGGCAATACCTTGAGGAAGAAATGATAAATCCCTCTCACGTGTAAATACGCCAGGACTTACTATTCTTTCCGCCATTTATTTTCTCCTAATTAATATATAAATAAAACATTCTAAATATCATCTATAAATAGATGATAAATTTCCCAAAATAGATTTTAGGGAGTATGTTTTTTATATTTATTCGGGTTTTGGTGTAAAAACACCAGTTTCGGGATTCAAAGTACCAGCGCCATACGTTTCATTCAACTCACCAACCAATTTCTGCTCTTCTTTCTGGATATTTGAAAATTCTTCTTCCAAATTCTTTTCTAGACTGTCAAGAGCATCCATCTGTTGCTGTGCTGTTATCTTCTGTAACTTTGTCTGACCGAAACGGTCCTGTATACTTTGGTATTTAGATTGAAGGTCAGCTAACTTAGTCATTTCTTCTTCTGTAAAATGAACCTCATTAGATTTCTCTTCTACTTTCTGTACCAATTTGGATGTTTCTTCAGGCATAATATAACTCTCCTTTTAATTAAATATTAAACAATAACTCGAAATTAAATTTTATATTGAAACTACTATATATTCCCTACCACTTGAATCAGAATCAGATAATTCAGTTGCTTTAGTATTGGCATCATCTTCATTATCAAATTCCCATAACGGCATAGTACTTGAGGATGCGATATACACATTTCTTGATGCCCATAGTGGGTCTGTTACTACTTTACCATCCACTATGCTTGAACTCGGTGCTTGAAATAATTGTTTTAGTACTCTGTATGTCATTTAGTTATCCTCTTTCATATAAATATTACTTTGTTTAATTCTCTTTCTCTAAGCCATTCAGCAAAGGTCACAGCTATGACTGCTATCCCAGCTACCAAGACCACCGCTAATAACCAGTTGATAATCATCCACCCACTTCAGCCGCTTGTTCAGCATCTCGTTCAACCCGATTTTTATAGTCATCCCGAGCCACAATTAACGCAACCAAATCATCTTCATTGGCAGGGATAGATTCTACTGAGGGGTCTGCCATTAATCTGGAATGCCATTCTCTTATCATCCGCTTTTTACAATTATTAATTTTTCCCGCAAGAGCTCCGTCACACCAATCTTGAATATCAAGAAGGTCGTTTTTAAGTACGCTCTCTTCTGTAGTTGAAAGCGTTTTTCCATTTAAGTCCATTTTTAATCTCCTATGAAAGTAAACATCCTGAGAATATACCATTTGCTATATCTATCGTTTTATTACCGCTTTCGTGAACTATGCTTGCACCGCAATAGGCTTCATCATT